AAGCCTGCTGAAGCACAAAAGCCTGCTGTGAGAAAGAGCAATGCACCAGCACCTATTAATCCTATTAGAGGGGGTTCTAATGTTGAAGTGCCAATAGATTCAAATGGGAATTTTAATGGTACACCTCAGCAATGGAAAGAACTCAGGAAAGCAGGAAAGATTAGGTAAACAATTTTTTAATCTTAAAAGGAAATCAAAATGGCAAATAATTTGCTAACAATATCCAAGATCACCAATGAAGCGTTGATGGTCCTGGAAAACGAGTTGACATTTTCGTCAGAAGTGGATCGTAACTATGATGACCAGTTTGCTGTGGTCGGGGGCAAGATTGGTAACACAGTCAATGTCCGTAGACCTGGTAGGTTCATTGGTACAACTGGTCCAGCACTGAATGTTGAAGACTTCAATGAAACTTCAGTTCCAGTAACACTTTCCACTCAATTCCATGTGGACACACAGTTTACTACGCAAGACCTTGCACTATCACTGGATATGTTCAGTGACCGCGTGCTGAAGCCTGCAGTGGCCGCAGTGGCTAACAAGATTGACAGGGATGGTTTAACAATGGCAGCTCTCCAAACAGCTAACATTGTTGGAACTGCTGGTACTCCTCCAACAGGCTTAATCACCTACCTAACTGCTGGTGCTTACTTGGATGCTGAGGGTGCTCCTAGGGATGGCCGTAGAGCCTGTATTGTTGAACCCTTTACATCAGCAACTATTGTTGATAGCTTGAAGGGTCTGTTCATGCCGCAAGAGGCTATTGCAGAGCAGTATCGCAAGGGGCTGATGGGCAGGGACAGCGCGGGCACAAATTGGAAATTGGACCAAAACGTTGTAAGCCAGACCTTTGGCTCTTACTCTGGCAACACACTCTCTGCTGACACTACAGCTCAAGTTGGTTACCTCTCAACTGGTTGGTCACAATACTCCACAATTCAGATCAAAGCATCATCTTCAAGCACATTAAATGCTGGTGATGTGATCCAAATTGCTGGTGTATATGCAACTAACCCACAAAACAGACAGGCTTATGGCTCTGGCAAGTTGCGTAACTTTGTAGTTCAGTCCACAACAACAGTTGGAACTGGTGCTACAAACATCACAGTTGCTCCAGCAGTTATCATTGGTGGTCAGTTCCAGAACTCAATCATCATTGGTTCTACTTCTACTACAGCTACTGTTACTCCTTTCAATAACACTGGTGTTTTGTCTCCACAGAACATGCTTTTCCATCGCAATGCCTTTACCCTAGCGGTAGCGGATTTGGAGCTGCCAGAGGGAGTCCATTTTGCAGGCAGAGCATCTGATAAGGAAGTTGGTTTGAGCATGCGTGTTGTCCGCCAATACACCATCAACAATGATTCCATCCCAACAAGGCTGGATGTGTTGTATGGCTGGGCACCCCTGTACCAAGAACTTGCTTGCAGAATCGCGGCTTAACCCATTAATTTAAAGGAAACTAAAAAATGAGTAATCCCGGACCAGCAACCACAGTCTCAGCACACCCAAGTAATGTCACAACAAACCAGGCTCTGCGCCTGATTGCTGTGGCTAAAGGAGTGAACCTTAATGCTGTAGCTTTTACACCTGTGCAAGTTAATAACTCCACAGCTTATTTGCCAAAAGAAATGATTGTTACCAATGTAAACAATGCAGGCTCTGTAGTTTCATTGTCAACATCAACAGCTCTTGGCATCACAACCACAAATGCTGGATCACCATCTAGCTTGTTTGGTGCTTTGACAACTGCACAAATTTCTGCATTGTCAACAGCAGTTTTAGGCACAGCTTATTTGGACTCTAGTTCAACTAGCTTGGCTTATAACAACCAAACTTTATATGTTGATGTAACAGTTGCCTCTGGTGCTACTGGTACAGGAGATGTATATGTTTATGGTTATGACTTTAGCTAAAAAAAGCTAAATAAATTGAAAGGGCTACTCCCAAAAGGGGTAGCTTTTTCTTTTTTAAACAGTACAATTTAATAATCTTAAAGGAAAAATCATGCCCTCAACCACAATATTGCGTGGAAATGTAAATGCATATTTCTTAGCAAATCCCTCACTCACCCCATCAGCAGTAACTGGTACATCAGCATCACAAAGTTTCACAGTACCTGGTCTTTTGACAACTGATATTACCAATGTTTCATACAATGGTGGTGCTCAAACAGCAGGCATTGCAATTGCAAATGACTATGTTTCTGCTGCAAACACTTTGACAATTCAATTTGTGAACACATCTGGGTCTTCAGCAACTCCAGCATCAGGTTCATATCTAGTTGAAGTGCTCAGAAGTGATGGTCCAATTCCTGTTAATGCAGTCTAATCATGGCAAATACCAGTGTATACAGACCCATAGGGCAAACCTATGCTGTGGCAGTAACAACAACTGCAAGTAGTTCTTTGAGCATTGTCCCAGTTGGCAATGACCAAATTAACTATTGTGCATTTTTGAATACTGGCTCTACACCTATTGCTATTTCAATTGCTCCTTTAAATCCTACTAGCATCACTCCAACTCCAGCAGTATTGCCTACAGCAGGAAACACTAGCACATCATTTGTGCTTGGTATTTCCATGTCTCAGCCTACTGTTATTGCAGTTCCTGCTAATGGATTTAATCTGAGTGCAGTTGGAACAGCAAATACTTTATATGTAATGCCTGTGGCAGATCAATCATGACAAACCAAGTAGCTTTTACAAATACAACTAACACAGTTCCTGTTAATACTTTTTCTACTCAACCAGTTATAGCAAGTGGATTTGGCACTTCACCCACAATTAAGGGTGTTAGTCCAAATTGTTTTGCTGTGACTGTGGGGTCAGGGGGAGCGGCATCTGGGACATTAACACTACCTCCAGCTCCAAATGGCTGGATGTGTATAGCTAATGATGTTACCAGTGGTTCAAGTTTATTTTTGCAACAGACTTTAAGCACTACAACATCAGTAACTGTAACTGGCTATGGAATTACCACTGGACTTGCATCAAATATGTCTGCTGGTGATGTCATTGTCATGACTTGCATTGCATATTAATTATGAGTGCTCCTGCCCTAACATCTGACCAAAATATCCTGCCAGTTCAGGCATATTTCAATTTAGATGGTAGTTTTAATACTTTTATAGGGCAAGGACAGCCTTTTTATGCTACTTTGAATCCAGTTCAGAGTGGTCTGACAATCACAAATAGCACAATAAATAGCTCATCTATTGGGCTAGTTACACCATCTTCAGGTGCTTTTACTAATATTAGCACCACAACAGGCTCAATTAGTACAACTCCAAGTAATCCCACAGACCTGGTTAATAAAAACTATGTGGATATGTTTGTGCAAGGCTATGCAATTAAGGCTGAATGTGCAGTTGCAACCACAGCTAACATCACATTATCTGGATTGCAGACCATAGATGGCTATACCACTTTGGCTAATGACAGGGTTTTAGTCAAAAACCAGAGCACATTATCACAAAATGGAATTTATGTAGCATCTTCAGGTGCTTGGGCTAGATCAAGTGATGCAAATACTTGGAATAGCTTAATTTCAGCTTTTACATTTATCCAAAATGGATCAACTCAGCAAAACTCTGGCTGGGTTTGTACTATTACAAGTGGTGGCACATTAGGAACAAATCCTGTTACTTGGAGTCAACTTGCAAGTGCAGCAAGTTACTTTGCAGGCACAGGATTAACTCTTAGCTCATACACTTTTAGCATTACCCCAGTTGGCACAGCAGGCACTTATGGCTCTGCCTCAAGTGTTCCAGTATTTGTTACAAATGCATCTGGTCAAGTTTCATCTGTAACCAATACCACAATCAGTATTGCACCAAGCCAAATTAATGCAACCATTCCTAATTCTGGACTTACAAACTCCACAATTTCAGGAATTTCACTTGGTTCTAATTTAGCTAATTTAACTGCTGGAACTAATATTACATTTAGCTCTGGCACTACTTATAATGGCTCAAGTGCAATCACAATAAATGCTTCTAGCACAATGGTCTATCCAGGTGCAGGCATACCTAATTCCACTGGAAGTGCTTGGGGTACAAGTTACTCAACAACAGGCTCTGGGACAGTTGTAGCACTAGCTACATCACCTACTTTTGTGACCCCAATACTAGGAACTCCTCAGTCTGGTAATTTCTCAACAGGGACATTTACCTGGCCGACATTCAACCAAAACACCACAGGCAATGCCAATACAGCCACAACAGCTAGTAACTTGGCTGGAACAACTCAATATTCCCTACCTTACCAGTCTGGGTCAGCCACTACAGCCTATTTAAGTCCTGGCACTTCTGGCTCATTACTGATGACTTTGGGTGCAGTTTCTGCTCCTATTTGGGTTGCAACTTCTAGCCTCACAGTTGGAACTACAACAAATATTGCTAATGGCACAGCAGGAGCAATTCCTTATCAAACTGGTTCAGGAGCTACTAGCTTTTTAAGTCTTGGAACTTCAGGCTATGTTTTAACTGCTGGTGCATCTGCTCCTCAATACACAGCTCAGTCTAGTCTGGCAGTTGGAACTGCTACTAATTTGGCTGGAGGAGTGGCAAGCAATATTGTTTATCAAAGTGGTGCTGGAGCAACTGCTTTCTTGGCAAATGGTACAACTGGACAGGTTTTGACAAGCAATGGAGCATCTGCACCTAGCTGGACAACTCCAACTGCCTATGCCACTGTAACTGATGACACAACCACAGCAGGCACAAGATACTTGCTTTTTGCTAACCAAACCAGTGGAAATTTAACAACTGAATACACCAGTTCAACCAAATTAACCTATTACCCTAGCACTGGATGTATTACAAATGGACTTAATGGAGGTGCTTTCTAATGGAAATCACATGGAAAATATCAGAAATTTCTGCTGAAAATGGGCTAATTACCCATGCTAAATACTTTTTAACTGCTACTGAAGATGAAAAAAAGGTAGAAACTGAAGGCAATTGGTGGTTTCAAAATCCTGAAATTAAAGTACTTTTTGAGCAAGTCACAGAGCAAATGGTAGCTCAATGGATTGAGGCTGAAACCATGAAAGATGGGGTAAATATTATTACCTCTAGACTGCAAGAACAGTTAAAATCATTGGAAAAGCAAGCTGTAATTCCTCCTTGGATGCCTCAAGTTTTTACACCTAATATCTAAAAATGGCACAAACCAATTACACTCCAATAATACTGTATAACAGTGGTACTACCACTAATGTCCCATCTGCTAGTAATTTGGCAAGTGGTGAGTTAGCTATTAACTATACTGATGGGAAACTATTTTATAAAGATAATAGCTCTGCAATACAAGTAATTGGTTGGAAGACAACTCCCACAACTGCTGGAGGCACAGGCTTAACTAGCTATACAGCAGGAGATTTGCCTTATTATTCCTCTGGCTCTGCACTATCAAAGCTAGGAATTGGCACAAGTGGCTATGTATTAGAATCAAATGGATCTGCTCCTACTTGGGTTGCACAATCTACTTTATCTGTTGGAACAGCAACAAATGCAAATAATGTAGCCACAACTGACAATACTTCTAGTTCTTCTACTTATTATCCAACTTTAGTTAGTGCAACAAGTGGCAATAACCCAATTACTACATCAAGCACTAAATTAAGTTTTGTGCCAAGTACAGGAGTTTTAACAACTACTGGACATAATTTAACAGGCTTAACTGCTTCAAGTGCAGTAGCTACTGATGCAAGTAAGAATCTTGTAAGTGTTACAAATACTGGTACAGGCAATAATGTTTTAGCAACAAGCCCAACAATTACAACACCTACAATTTCAGGTAATTTAACATTTACTGGAACAAATCCAGGTATTATTTTTAATAATAGTAATTCTTTAACTAACAGCAATTTAAATGATTATGAAATAGGTTCTTGGACACCAGCAGATAATAGCGGTTCTGGTTTATCTTTGACTATTAATTCTGCTACTTACACAAAAATAGGAAATTTAGTTACAGTTTTTGCATATATAACTTATCCAACAACTTCAAGTACAAATAATGCAAGTTTTTCAGGTTTACCTTTTACTGTTGCTACTAATAATTATGGAATTGGATCATTAAATACTACTGCACTTACAACATCATTGGTAAGAGCATTGTCTGGAGGTACAACTGTTGATATTAGAACAATAAACGGTAATGCTCAAGTTTTAAATTCTGTATTTTCTACTGCTTCTGTACTTTTTACTTTGCAATATCATGCAACATTTTAAGGATTAATATGACAATATCAACTAAAACAATAATTGACAAAATTGAAATTTTAGAAAATTGTCAATTACAAGTTCGTCAAGCAGAAATTGTATTAAATGACAATGTTGAAATAAGCAGATCATTTCTTCGTTGGGTATGTAATCCTGGGCAAGATATTTCTAATCAAGACAAAAAAATTCAAGATATTGCAAATTTACTATGGACTACTGATGTAGTAAATTCTTTTCAAGAAAATTCCAAAAATATAATGGTTTAAAAAAATGACAACAGTTAATCTATCTGCTTTTGCAGGCGCAGGATTTCAATTTTTTGATAATAATGGTGTTCCCTTGGCTGGAGGATTGCTTTATAGTTATTCTGCAGGAACTACCACACAATTAGCTACATATACAAGTAGTTCAGGTAGTGTTGCAAATGCAAATCCAATAGTTTTAGATGCAAGTGGAAGAACCACAAATGAAATTTGGTTAATAGCTGGTTCTACTTATAAGTTTGTATTACAAACATCATCTGCTGTGCAAGTTGGAAGCTATGATAATATTCCAGCAATTAATGATGCAACTGCATTTAATACTTTTAAAACAACTTTAGCTGGTTCTACTGGTTCTTCATTAGTTGGATATAACGAAGGTGGAACAAATGCAGTTACTAGAACTGTACAATCTAAATTACAAGAAGTTATTAGTGTTTTAGATTTTGGAGCTGATCCAACTGGTAGCACTGATAGCACAACATTTATACAATCAGCTTTAACTGCCGCATATAATGCGGCTTTAGCTATACCCACTTATGGAGCAACAGTTTTTTTCCCAAAAGGAAATTATTTAATTTCGTCTACTTTAACAATTCCAATTTATGTTAATTTACTTGGCGAAACAATGGAAGGCTCTATTATTTCTGCACAGTTTAATGGAGATGCTTTTCAAGACACACTAACAAGTACAGCATCTAATCTTTATTGCACAAGAATAGAAGAACTTACTATTTTAAAATCCAAAACTGATGGAACTAGCAATACAACTGGAAATTGTTTTACTGTTAGGCATAATGCAGAATTTTGTTCTTTTAGAAGATTACGTTTATATGGTGGAAATTATGCTTTTGCATTATCATACGACAATTTAGCTGGTTCTTATTGGAATACTTTTGATCAATTAATGTGTTATTACCAACAATCTGCGAATATTTATGTTGGTCAAGGAAGTAATGCAACTAGATTTAATAATTGTGAGTTTGCAAATGCTCCAATAGGCATTAATTTTCTTGGTCAAAGTTTTGCAATTAACATAAATAATTGTTCTTTTGAAGGTTATACAACTAATGCAGTACAAACCAGTTCTTCTCAAGTATTCATATCTGGTGGCTATTTTGAACAATATGGTACTGGGGCAGTTTTTTACACATCAAGTGTTGGAACAATTGATGTAATTGGTGCTTATATAGCAACTGATAACGCTTCAGGTTATTTAGGACAAGTAGATTCGAGTTCTGGAAAAATAAGATTTAGAAATTGTATGCTTAATAACATACCAACAACTTATTATGCTGGAACTTATGGTCAACTTAATATTGAATTTTCAGACAATAATGCAATTGGTACAACTTCATCATCATTAGAAGGGTATAACCAATCTAGCACATTTACTCCAATAGTACAAAACACTGGTGGAACTTCACAAAATGGTTCTTATACAAAACAATTTGGTTATTACACAAGAATTAACAATACAGTTAATTTCCAAATTGATGTTACTTGGACTGGAAATTCTACAACTGGAAACATACAAATTGGAGGATTACCATACACTGCTAATTCAAATTTAGATTATCCTGTTGCAAATATTATTGCATCTAATTTTACTTATACCAATCAAATAGTTGCTTATGTTTCTGCTGGATCAAAAATTATTAGTATTTATGGAATGGCATCTGCATCAAGTCTTTCTGCACAAAGTTTAACTTCTTCAGGAAGTTTATTATTGACAGGTTCTTATAATGTTTAGAGATTAAAAATGACTACTCCACTTGATATAGTTAGCAGAGCATTAAAAGATATTGGCGCATTAGAAGCGGGCGAAACTCCAACTGCTGATGCGTCTCAAGATGCTTTTGATATGTTGCAAGATATGTTAGACCAATGGTCTAATGAAGATATGATGGTGTTTTATAAAAATGAAATTATATTTCCTGTTATTTCTGGGCAGACTCAATACACCATTGGTCCAGGTGGTCAAATTGGTGCTATCTTTACTGGAAGTATTACTGGTAATGTTCTTACTATTACTTCTATCCAGTCTGGTGGTATTTCTCTTGGTCAAACTCTTAGTGGAACTGGCATTACATCAGGTACAACAATTGTACAAATGCTTACAGGAGCAGGAAACAATGTAAATGAGGCAGGAACTTATTTGCTAAATAAGACTTATACAAGTCCTATAACAAGTGAAACCATTAATTCATATTATCAAAGACCTTTGAGGCTTAATTCTTGTTTTGTCAGGATTAATACTTATTCCAATGGTCAACCCATTACAAATGGTGGATTAGATTATCCTGTTTCTGTGCTCAATATTGAGCAGTATGAGATGATTGGATTGAAGACTCTGAATGGTCCGTGGCCGAAGGCAATTTACTATGAACCAACAGAGACTTTGGGGAATATCTATGTGTGGCCGAACCCCAGCCAAGGGGAAATGCACATCTTTGTAGACCAAATTTTCCAAAGGTTTACCACACAATTTGATAACATCAATCTGCCTCAAGGCTACAACATGGCTTTGAGATGGTGTTTGGCTGAAAGACTAATGCCTATGTATGGCAAAGCAAGCCAAACTCAAATTTCCATGATTATGAAGTATGCTGCCCAGAGCAAGTCCACAATCAAGAGGACAAACATGAACCCAGCAATTGTTTCAACTTATGCAGACTCACTTTTGGTTGGAAGACAAAAGGATGCTGGGTGGATTTTGTCAGGCGGTTTCTTTAGATAAAGGGAAAGATATGATTTATTTATTTATTATTTTTTGTTTGCTCCAATGTGCTGATATTTATACAACTTGGAAAGCCTTGTCCACAAATGTTGGACATGAAGCTAATCCAATTATGGCTTGGTTGTTTTCTGAAGTTGGATTAAAAGCAGGATTAGTGATTGCCAAAATTATGATTTGTGCAGTTATTTATTATTTTGTCACTCAAGATTGGTTATTAGCAATATTAGATATTGCTTATGCTGAGATTATTTGGAACAACTTTAAAGTACTAAAAAATGGCTGATTTTGGCTTTGTTGGACCTAGCTATGAAGCGGCCTCCATTTACCAGGAAGCCCAAGAGTGCATCAATTTCTACCCTGAGATTGATCCTTTAAAGCCTCCTGGAAGTAGAGGTGTAGTTGCTTTATACCCAACTCCAGGACTAACTTCAATACTTCAGCTAAATAATGCCCAAGTTAGAGGAATGAGAACACTCTCTGGTGGTAAATATTTAATTATTGTTGTTGGTGCAATTGTTTATTCAGTTATTTATTCAAATGGATATATTTCTACCAAAATAGGTACTTTATCAACTAGCTCAGGTCAAGTATCAATCACAGACAATATTATGAGCAATACAGGTTTAAATGCTTATATTGTTGATGGTGTTAATAGATATTATTGGGTTGCAAGCAAAAATTCATTTAATACTTTGCCTAGCACAGATGGTCCTTGGCAGGGTGCAAATGTCTGTGATGTTGTGGATAACTACATTATTTATAACCAGCCTGGTACACAAAATTGGGCTGCCACTGATCTAGGTCTAGTCACATCATCTAATGCTTATTATGGCTCTAAAGATGGTGCTCCTGATCCACTTGTTTCACTTATAGTAGATCATAGGCAAGTATTTTTGCTTGGTGAATTTACTGCTGAAATGTGGACAGATGTTGGAAATGTAATACCTGGCATTATTAGTTTTCCATTTCAAAGGGTTACAGGAACATCTGTACAGCATGGTATTGCAGCACCTTTTTCAGTTGCTAGATTTGGTGAACAATTTGCTTTTGTTAGCCAAGACTACAGAGGTCAGAATATTATTGGAGTCATGCAAGGCTATTCTTTTAAAAGAATCAGTACCCATGCTGTAGAACAGACTTTAATGAACCAATACATAGCTGATGCAGTTGCATATACTTATCAGCTAGATGGTCATGAGTTTTATGTAGTCACATTTCCAACTATCAATATTACCTGGGTATTTGATTTAACTACAGAAATGTGGCATAAATGGCTTTCTTGGGATGGTCAACAATTCAATAGACATAGGTCAAATTGTGGGGCAATATTTAATAATGTTTATTTGGTTGGAGACTATCAAAATGGTCAAATCTACCAATTAGACAATGCTGTATATACAGAAGCAGGGAATACCATTAGAAGGCTTAGAAGATGTCCACATCTGGTCACTGATTTGCAGAGGCAGTATTTTGCTGAATTGCAGATACAGTTTCAGCCTGGAGTTGGTTTAGAAAATGGTCAAGGTCAAAATCCACAAGCTATGCTTAGATGGTCAAATGATGGTGGTTCTACCTATTCCAATGAACATTGGTGCACAATTGGAGCTGTAGGAAAGTACAGAAACAGAGCAATTTGGAGAAGACTAGGTACTGCTAGGGACAGAATCTATGAAGTTAGTATTAGTGATCCAGTAAAAGCTGTGATTGTTTCTGCTAATTTGAAAGCTGAGGAAGGTGAAAACTAATGGCTACTTCAAGCTCTAGTGGAAATATACTCTGGCCGAGAGTTCCATTTCTAGATCAATCATCTGGTCAGCCTGCTTTGCCTTGGCTACTTTGGTTGCAAAGTCCTAATTTTGTTAGTATGAAGACTGGACAACAGACAATTCAAGGTAGTCAAGAAATTACTGGAAACTCAGTAATTGATGGAAATGAGATAGTAAAAGGCACTTTGACTGCTTTAGGTGGTATTTCAGGGGGTACATTTTGAATTTAGCTGATATTTTGAAAGCCAATGAAGGTTTGATGGAGTTTGATCCTCAAATTGTTCATCATTTTTCTGATGGTTTGTATGCCAAGCAATTTGTTTTGCCAAAAGACCATGTAATTGTCCAACATGCTCACAAATACAGCCATTTGAGCCTTTTGGCTAAGGGAAAAGTGATAGTAAGGACTGACAATACAGAAGAAATGTATAGTGCTCCTTACTGTTTTGAAATAAAATCAGGGATAAACCATTCTATTCAGTCCTTGGAGGATTGTGTATGGTTTTGTATTCATGCAACAGATGAAAAAGACCCATCCAAAGTGGATGAAGTTTTAATTCAAAGGGGATAAAAATGCCTATAGGAATTGGACCAGGATTAGCAATTGCAGGAGGATTGGGACTTATAGGGTCTATGAATCAAGCAAACGCGGCACAAAGCGCGGCACAAACACAGGCAAATGCTTCATTAGCAGGGCAACAACAGTTGCAACAAAACTATCAGAATTTATCTCCTCAATTTACTCCATATACTCAAGCAGGAGCACAAGGTTTAGCTCAATTACAGTCACAACTACCTAGTTTGACACAAAGTTTTGGTCCTGCTCAACTTCAAAGTAATCTTGCTCCTAATTACCAATTTATGCTCCAACAAGGTTTGGGTGCTCAAAACCAGGCTTTAAATGCTGGAGGTGGTGGTTCTAATATAAATACAGCAGGAACTAAATTTGCAGAGGATTATGCATCTAATGCATATCAGCAGGCTTTCAATAATTATCAAGCACAGCAAACTAATATTTATAACAAATTAGCAGGCATTGCAGGCATAGGTCAACAAAGCCTGGCTAACCTTTCTAATCTTTCTACTGGAAATGCCACAAATATATCTAATTTGGGTGTGGGTGCAGCTAATGCACAAGCAGCAGGCACAGTAGGAAGTGCTAGTGCCTTGGCTGGAGGTCTTGGTAGTGTAGGTTCTAATTTGACTTTGGCATCTTTGTTAAATCCTGCTAACCAGGCTGGAGCTAGTTCTGTCACTCCTGCTAACATGACAGGATTCCAAACTCCTTATCAAGCCCCAAGTTATCAAGTAACAGCACCACAGCCATATAACCCAAATTATTAAGGATAAATATGGGTATTCAATCTTTTCAAATAGCAACACCAACTCCTATTCAAACAAATCCTGTGCAGGGTAATTCAATTGCACAGATGGTTAATGCTGCCAATGGCATCCAATACTATCAACAAAATCAACAATTAAATCCATTACAGCTCAAACAAGCTCAAATGGCTATTGAGCAAGCACA